TGAAATCCATTTGTTTGTGGAAGGATTAAACCAATCCTTTATAAATCTTACTTCCATTATCTTTCTCTTTTAAGTCTAACATCGAAATCTAAACTTTGCCAAAACACTCCCAAATCTTCATCGTATTCGCCATCGTTTTGTCCTTGGAATCGGATTCGTTGGATGGCTTGACTCTGTACCGTTCCTGTGTAAAAATCCAAAGCGGATCTAATCGCATTTGATAAAGTCACATTCGCATCGTATTCTAATGCGTAGCAATCGATTTGAACTGAAATAGTATCTAATGGACTAACTCCATCCTTGGTCATAGACGGCTCCTGATTCGTGATTGTATAAACGCAGAAAGGAAATGCCGTATCTTGCGCAGCAACAATTGGAAAAATCCGAGTAGAAACCATAGCAGACACGGTAGCATCATTCGATAGAATGGAGTAGATTGCTTTTCCGATTTCATTGTTTGTTGCCACTATGCTACCTTTTTTAGTGTTGGAGTAATTCTACTTAAATACCTGTCAACTCCTTTACTAATTATATTAAATACTATTCCTGTCGATTGTCGCAATGCCTTATAAGTTACCTTCTCCCCAAATGCCCTTGAGCTACCATATATAATATGTGCGTACCAACCATTGTGCCTTTTCTCGTTAGGATTTGGTACGGATGTTTTTCTATTAATAACTGGACCAACAATACCAATCGGTGCTTTATATCCTTTTACTTTTGATATTACTTGGATCGATGATTTAATGTTTCCGATTCCGTATTTGCCGCTAACTCGTCCATAACCTTTACCAGCTTTTTTATTTCCCACCACTTTAGGAGTCTTATAAGTATAAAGTACATCACTTCTTAATTTTTTGGGTGCAAAATATCGCTTAATACTGTTATCTCGTTGCCTCGGTTTCGCTTTCGGTGCTAATACTTTTGCCTTTATCTTAACTACTTCCGCAGCTGGTTCGATTATCTTCCTTAATTCATTAGCGTCTCCAACCTTCTTAATTAATTTTAATATATCTTCATTAAATGCGGTTAGGTCAACATCAAGTATCTGTGCTTCCCTAACCGATTGATTCATATTTTTATATGGTCCACGCGGTTGGCTTCCACTTAAAAAGCTATTAAGGTAGTTTTGCGCTCTACCTCTATTATAATTATGTTGACCTAATATCCTTTTATATATAGCCATCACTTATACGCTTTTGCTTCCAAAACCATAAATTGTTTCTCCGGCTCGTATGTAATCCGGTCAATGTCGTAATACCTCGAATCGTAATTAATCCGCATCTTTTCGGTTACATCAGTTCGGTGCCTTACCGTAAACTCTACATTGCGAACCGTAGTCTGTTTCGCCACCATTTCTTTTTCATCTGTACCTGATTTCTGATACGAAATCGCAGCCCATACAGTTGCGAACGTTGACCAAGATTCAGATACAGCTCCTGATGCGCTTCTGGACTCGGAAACTGATTCAATCGCAATCCGCTCGTTCATTCTTCCCAATATTTCCGTTTTGTTCCAGACCTTCATCAGATTCCGATAAATAGGTTATAATTTAATCTGTCTAAAAGCGATTGCGAAGCTGAATACTTCTCCTTTACAAAGTCGCTTCTGTTGTGGTACATATCGGACAAAACCAATCTTACTGCCTGTCGAATCGAAGCCGGAGCATCTGAAGATGCGTCTCCGTATCCAGCTACATACGTTACCGTTAACGAATTAATCTCCGCCAATATATCCGGGAACACTTCGCCATAAGATGGTGTGATTCGCGCTGCCTTTCGGTAGGTATCTACCTTGTATAAGGATGCGTTCCAAGTTTGCTCCGTTTCGTTAGTGTCCGTGTAGGTTATGCTCGTTACCGATTGCACAGGATGGACGGTTAAAAACAAGGTCGGAAACAAATCGCCTATTTTCGGCTTCGGAATTTTGTCAAAAACTTCTGCAATAGTCTGTGTAATGAATTTTTGACCCAAATAATTTTCGCAGTAGTCAGTTGCCGAAGCAACCATATCAGAAATAAGCGTGTCATCAGCGGAGGTGTCTATTTTTAAATAATTCTTTGCTTCTGCCGTAGTCAGAATAGGAGTAGAAGGACCAGATGTAACTTTAAAGTAACCCATTATTTACTTTTACGAGTAGTGCGTTTTTTTGCTGTGTTTGTTGCCGTTTCCGCTTCCGTGTTGGTTTTGGTTTCGACCTTTGTGTTATCTACATATTCTGCATAACCTTCTCTTACCAATTCAGCTGCGATGTCTTTTGGTGCTAATCCAACGTGACCAGCATTATAAGCCATTTTGTATCTGCCTGTTGGCGATTTTAGAAATTTTACCTTTATTAAATCCATTGTGATGTTTTTAATTTGGTAGGTAGCCGATTTGACTACCTACCTTTATAATTGAATTATGCAATAGAAGCATCTTGCATCGCAGAGAATGAACCAGCGTGCCTAACTGCTACATCCCACCAGCTATTAACAACTAATGTAACTAAAGCATTTTTAGCAGAAGAATATGGATCTACGACTAAATCGATTCCTGCCCAATTTGCTATAATCAATTCTTCCCAATTTCCAAAGATAATCGCGTGAAGGTTACTTCCTGTTCCCTTGGTTAAATCAGAAGGTACTAAAGTAGAAACTAAAGCGTTGTAACCGTTTAATTCGTTTCCACTTTCCCATACGAATTGGGCAGTATTTGTTGCCTTTTCTTTTGTCTTCAAATAACCTTTAACGCCCGGAGTAGTTAAATAACCTAATCTTCCAAAGTCAGCATTCGCAGTAGAAACATCTGTTTCCAATTCAACTATATTAGCAAAAGTTGGGTTTGCTCCGTTAGTTCCACCAGCAACATCTCCAATACCAGATACATTTAGTATACCTTCAGGGACATTACTTGAACCACTACCATTGATCGCAGCAGTATCAACTGCATTTGCAATCGCAACAGATAATCTCGTTCTAATCATATTCTCCACATCAATGGAAGATTGAACCATCAATTGTTTTGAAATATCCGTAAAAGCTCCTAATCGATTAGGACTCATCTGGATTCTATCAAAGGTTGGAGATGTTTCCGCATTCGCATCGTTTTCTCCTTCCCAAGCGGCAGAAGCAGCTGCGTTATTTCTTGGGAAATCAATGTTGCTTGTTAATCCTGTTAAATAAGTAGCACCTAAAGATTCAGTTACCAATTTTGGATCAAGGAATGGAATTAATGCTCCTATATCCGTTTGAATGGTAAATCCACCAGCAGTAGTTGTACCAGCAGTCATATCCCTTTTTTCACCCGGACTTCTCATTAACATTTTAGGAATGGTAATGTTGCCGTTAGGAGTTAAACCAGCTGCTCTTGCTTCTCTAACGCCTTCTTGGTGCATTTCAGCATTTAATCCTTCTAATCTTCCTCTTTCAATTAATTGAGTAATCGCTCCATCGTGCCCTGTCAATCTAAATTCAGTAGCAACCTTTTCTTCTTCGGTCTTCTTGCTAACGTTTCTTCTCGCATCCTCATTTGCCTTTCTCTTTGCCTCTTCATTCGCCTTTCTTAATTCTTCAGACTCAATGAAAGATTCTCTGTCAATTGACTTGTTTAAATCTTCCGCCCTCTTGCTCAATTCATCCCACTTGTTGCTCATTTCTTCGGTGAAATCATTTCCACCGGCAGAACGATGAAGCGCGGTCATTTGATCCAACACTTCAGCGCGTGCCTGACGTAGTTCATCAGATTTTTTCATAATTAATTTCTGTTTAATTTAAGTAAATATAATTCACGGTTCCGAATGGCATCCGTGTTGGAATTTTCTTCCTTTAATTCTTGATTTTTTAATTCGTCTATTTTTCGTGCTTGTACTGATGTAGATTCATAAGCCGGAAACGTAACCGGTGCAACATCGTATAGTTTCTTAATTTTCTTAATAGTTCTGAAAACAGTATCGCCTTCTTTTCGGTATTCGTCATCCTCAATCGTAAACGCGAACGAAGATTGAGATATATCGCCTCTTTTAATGGACTCATACATATCCCTTCCTAATTGAGTATCAGGCATATCGATTTCGTAAGCTAATCCATTTTCATCAACCATCAATCGCAATGTACCGGCTTTGGTCCGACCTAAAACAAAATTAGAATCGTGATTAAATAATGCCCGGACATCTTCCATATCCGTATCCGAGAATGCTTCTCTGTCGATTGATTCGATGAATCCGCCTAAATCTCCGCTTCTGTTTTCGAAGGTGGCAGCGTAACCGCGCACGGTTCGTTTTTCTTCCTTATCCATCGCCCTCAATTCCAAACCAAATGTTCTTATCTCTTTTTCCATTATTCTGGATTTACGTTTTCTTTAGAATTACTTGCCAATGGCATTCCGTATTCATCTCCACCATCGTATCCGTTCATACCTTCCTTCTTCCTTATTTCATTAGGATTCAATGCCCTAATGTTATACATCGTTTGATATAATCTTGCTCTTGAATCGGTATCACCTTGTAACAAACCATCCAAATCAAACTTAACAAAGGTTTTGCCCCATTGCGAACGCGGAAATAGTTTGGAATTAAACTCGGATTCGATTCTCTTGGTCCAGGATCTTAATGTGTACTGAACAAACATTCGATTCAATAATTCGGAGTTGTTAAAGGTTTCAGTTTGACCTAATAACGTAACCGGTACACCGGTAATGTTCGAGATGTCCGTAATGGTTAATTTTCTCGCGTTTATGTCGTTTTGATCAACCGCTTTTCCTGTTTGACGATATTTAACTCCATTGCTTAATAGTGCAGTTTTTCCGCTATTATCTGAACCTTGATATTTTCTATTCCAACTCTCTTCAATTATATCCCTTTGTTCTTTGTTTAATGCCTGTTCTGTTTCTAAAACACCTCCAATTTGCGCTCCATTGCCGTAAAAATTAGCACCGTGTCGAATTTCTGCGATACCTCTTCCTAATGTATCTTGCTGGTAGTCGATTACAGATTTGCCCATAATACCATCTTCGGAATACATCCTTAAATGGATTATATCTGATGCCGGTACTGATTCCTTATGTTCGTGTAAATAGTAGAAATATTCGTTACCGGTTTTAAACTGTTCCCAATCTCCAGTTACCAAATGTAATCTGTCAATGGCTCCAGACGAATCGGTCATTATATGGATTAGCGCATTACCACCTTTGTAATTGCTTGATCCAGTAAACAATTGGCGCACCATTGTTTCCATAAATGTAAACTTGTCTAAATTCGGATCAGGTCTAAAATTGATTAAAGGATAAACTGGATGGTTAACGGCTTCGGATATGTTTCCTTCTTCGTCCTTGGTGTAAACCGTAAATGGTAAGGATGCGATTTGTTCGGATAAAATCGTAACCGCTCGGAAATAGGCTGGAATCGATTGCGATGTTTTCCAATTTACAGGCACTTTTGCTCTGGAAGCGGAGAATAAAACGGTTTGCCACGTTGACCAATCCTTGGCCGGACCAATATTGGAGTAAATCGCAGCTCTAAACTGCTGAAATGGTTTTGCTATGCGTTGGATTAATCCCATAACGCAAATATTTCAGAAAAACAATGGTTTTACCAAAAAAAAAGTTAACAAAGTTTCTTTTTGTTAATTTTAATAGTATATTGTCCTATTGTTTAACCAAATCTATTAAAAATGAACAACTACCAAGACCTGTACTCCGTATATGGCGAGTACAACAACAAATTTTATCTTGAAACCTACAAATCCCACAAAGATGCGTATTCAAGGTATGCTGAATTAAGTTTTAAAATGCTGAAACAAGCTACAAAAGAATGGAAGAAGAATCCGGATTTGATTCCGCAGTTCTACGAATCAACTATTGATGGCTACAACAAATCTGCACATTGTCGAATTGGGCATATTTATGTGGATAGGATTCCGGATATTGACGAAATTGATTAACTTCGCATCATTAATAACTCGTTTTTTTAAATGCTTTTGAACCCGGTCTTTGTGCCGGGTTTTTTATTTTAGTTTACCACGAAGCCAACGAGATTTCATTACGCGGAAAGTACCGTAATTTTTATACTTGTTTTTACCTTCTTTTTGGTAGTGCCATCGTTCATTGGCTTCAAATGCCCTCAAATACGACATATAATCGGCTACAATTTCGAAAAAATGGTTAAAATACTCTGAATTGCTCATTATATGAAAGATATTACTGATTCTGCATCAAATGGTCTTTGACCTTTTTTAGAATCCATATACGCAGCATAACACATCGCCAAAACCACCATTCCATCGATTTTTTCTTGAGATTTGTCCTTATCGAACATAACCAAGCCTGTGTGATTAGTTTTTAAGGTAATATTCCCAGCCATCCATCTTAAAACCGGATCGCCACCGTGCCAAATCTGACCTTTGGAGATTAACGCCTCCATTTCGCGGATTGGTTCGTTATAGTTTACTACCGTTTGTCGGAACTGTTCCATCGGTACGCCATCAGCAAACAATTCGGAAGCAAATTGAGTCGATTGCCAAGGATCGTAATAAACCTTTTGAACGGAATAATTCTGCATCGCTTCTTGAATATCTAACTGAACCGCTGCGAAATCGGTAACATTTCCTTCAGTTAAATACAGATGTTTATCTTTCGCCCAATCCAAATACGGAACTCCATCCTTTTTCGCTCTAAATTGCGCTCCTTCTTGTGGGCAGTAGTATTTCGCTTTAAATATGAATGAGTCGCGCTCTGGTGTTGGTGGAAACAACAATCCGAAGCAGGTTAAATCCCATTTGGTGCTTAAATCAACCGCAGCATAACATTCCGAAGCCATTAACTTCTCTTCCGACTCCATTTTATTTCCTTGCATCCATATTTTGTCCGTAATCCACGTTTTTGATTGACGAACCCAGATATTAAGGTTCTTGGTCTTAAAATTAATCTCAGCAGATTGACCTTCATTCAATGCCTTGGTGTATTCGGTTCGCAATCCATCCCAAGATGGAGTCGTGCCAATGGATGGATTCGCCTTCTGCCACGTTTTTTCATCGTTCCAGTCATCATCTTTGTTGGCAGTAAAAATCAATCCAAATGTTGACTTATCTTCCTTCTTGCCTGATATGATGTCATTAACAACCTTTCGATACTGATGGCAAGGACCATTGATATTGAATCCAGCAGTTGTGATTATAAATAGCAATGGTTGGGTTCGATTCACCATTCCGCTGGCAAGATTTCGTAATATCGAATCATCTTTTGCTTCGTGATACTCATCAATTATTGCAAAATGTGGACGAACTCCATCTAACGTCTTGCTGTCTGCTGCAATAGGTTTGAATGAAGATTCGCCTTGCACGTTTTTCAATCCGCGAGTTGTAATCGAATCATACACCTTGCAAATACTTGCAAACTTCTTGGATTCTTGCATAAACTGTGTAGCCATCACTTTTCCAGCGTTCCAACAGATTGTTGCTTGGTCATACTTATTTGCAGCCGAATAGCATTCCGCTCCCATTTCGCCATCGAAGAATGCACCGTATAAACCAATGGCACCGGCTAATTCTGATTTGCCATTTTTTTTAGCAACTTCCACATACGCTTTCCGGGTAACTCTATATCCTGACTCCTTATATTTCCAACCAAATATCCAACTCAACACAAATATCTGCCAAGGTAGCAACTGGAAACGCTTACCGTAGTATTCGCCTGATGTATGTTTCAACAACCTAAATATCTGAATTACACGTTCAACTCCTTTTTCGTCATAATATATACCAGGATCAGCTTCAAACTCGGACCATCTTTTGACCGCAGCCAATTCCGATTCGCCAACCAGTCGTTTTCCTTCCAATACTTCCTTTATGTATTCGTGTGCGTTCAACCGGTGTGTGATTGGTTAAGAATTATGTCGAACGGATCTGATACTTCTTCGTTCTTTTCCATTCGCATTTTATCGCGTACGGCTGGAGTCAATCCCAGCTGCTTCAAAAATCCTTCAACGTGAGATAGGTGCGTTTTGTACACAGTTAATTCCGGGCTGACTTGTCGCGTTCCGTTTGCGTACTCTTGAATCTGATTATTCTTCAAATCGTTGTCGGCTTGATCTAATAGTGATAGAGATTTGGCGGTTCGCGTTACGAGAACCGAATCCGCTTCCGATAATAATCCACAGTATTCCAAGTCGTGGACCAGTATATCAAAATACCTTTGTTCTTGGATTGATAATTTTTTGTAAGGCTTCATATTTTTTTAGTTAGTGTACTTTTTACATTTACTCCCCTTTTGATTTAGATTTGCCTAAAAAGTTGCGTACA